CTGCAATTTTATCTAAGCGTGTAACTGCCATGATTAAATTCCTCCTTTAAAGAAATTAAAATTTTTTATTGTATTATTTTCTAATACCATGCTTACTGAACAAGCTATCTACTGTGCTTGTTCTTTCTTGTGGCTCTAAACCTACTTTAAGACTTGGAGATTTTGGCTCTCTACTAAATTGAGCAGTTTTTCTTCCAATTAATTCATAAAGTTTAGATTCAATTTCAGAAATTGAGAAATTATGAACATTCTCTCTGATTTCAGCTAAATCATCATTTGATAATTTGCCAAATTGAGCGAATAATTCTTCTGCTTCTGCTTCGTGGCTTTGTTTCTCAACAGTAGCCTTGAACTCTTTAAGTTCTTGGTTTTCTTTCTCATATGCTTCAAAGTTGCTACGCATTAATTCTAGTGCGCCTTTTTCCTCTTTAGTAAGGAACATAGCAAATACCTCTGAAACACTTCCTAAAGTGATGTTGTCACCATCTTTAGTGTAATCTACCATGTAGAACTTATCGCCCCAACCATTTTCAGCAACTATATATGATTCATAAATAGAAACAATATAATACCAATCTTCTGTGCTATTGGCTTGGTTGATTGTAGTGTCAAGAGTTTCATACATTTTAGAGCGAATGTCATCATGAGATAATTCGAAATTTAATTGGAATTTCTCTGGTGTACTATCTTCTACAACTGTACTATCTTCTTGACCATCTTCTTTTGAGAATTCAGTTTCATCAGAATTGTCTTCTTGACCTTCTTCAGAACCTTCATCTTCTTCACCATCTTCTTTACCCATTTCAGTAGAAACAACTTCACCATCTTCTACTTGACCATCTTCTTGATTGTCTTCTGTAGAAAACTCTTGAATTTTAGCTTCTAAGTCCTCAACTGAATATTCTTCAACATTGATTCCTTTTTCTGCTAAAGCTTCCACTGTTAAGCTATACTTAGCTAGTAATTCTTCTAGTGTCACATGTTCCACCTCCTTGAAATTATTTTGATTAACTAGTTGACTAAATTCTTCTAGTTTTCTAGTAATTTCATCTTGTATTACATTAGTAGAAAAGACTTTCTCAACTGAAGCTTTCTGCATGGCAGGAAGTACATCTTGTCCAAGCATACATGCTCCATAAAACTTAAATTTAGAGAAATGGAAATAACCTTGTTCATCCCATGAACCATCATATTCATCATGCAATTCCATACTTTGATTTACTTCTCCATTCTCATTAAGAATAGAAATAGCGTCATCAAACTTAGTCCACAAAAGACCATCAACTACTAGATAATCTAATAGTTCACCTGTATCTCCTTCCTTTTGTTCAAATCGAGGGTTACAGTTTTCTGGAATTACACCAAATGCTTGTCCAATGTATTTAGCTTTGATTTCTCCATCTTCTACTACTAACTCCATTTCATGACCTCTAAAGTCCTTATCTCCAAATTTACTTTCTTCAATGTATCCTAAAATTGGAGTGTTCTTTAAAGAATCAAATGCTTGCTCTACAATATCTTTGTCAAAGACACTTCTATTGTAGTTTTTGCCTAAATGCATAAGCCAAATTTTTACTTTTTGAAAGCGAGAATCATAGTTCTCTACATTCTCAAAGCGAACTGGAATTTTAGTATTCACCTTCATTCTATGTTCTCACCCCTTTCTATTGTCTAGTATCATTACTCCCACTTGCTTGTGTAGCTTCGCCACTCGGAGTTAAATCACCTTGCTTTTGTGGTCTACCATCACTGCCTAAGCCATTAGCACCACCAGAACCTTGTGATTGAGTGTGAGAACTTGAAAGAGGAATAAAGCTATCTGCTAATCCTAGAACTTCATTTTCCAGATAGTTCATAGATACTAAAGAACTAGGAGTAAGACCCAATGAAGCACCCAACATTGATTTAACAGGTAAACCATATTGTGCGTTTTGTAATAGTGTGTCTGTATTGTCTTTTCGATTGAATATTGTATTGTCAAGGATTCTAACTCTAAACTTGAATTGTCCTTTAACTGCATTAGCTAATTTGTTGCTAATAATTCTTTCGATTTGTCTTAACACAAAAAACACTTCAGCTTCGTCAACATTAATAGACTTATTTAAGTTTGCTTGTGTTGACTTACTACCATTGAATAGTAATTGGCTTGTACCACTACTAGAATAGAAATCTCTTTCAGCTTCGATAACTCCATCTCTTTCAGATTTATCTTTACTAAACTCGACTGTATCTATTTCAAAAGGTGTACTGAATATACCAACTTCGTCTGGTAATAGATTAGCTGTCTTATTGTGGAACATACCAACTGTTTTAAGGTCAACTAAGAAATCATTATTCTTTTCAGAATTTTGTCTTAAAGGAATCTTCTCAACAATAAATTTATAGTTTCCTAGAACAGTAGACATTTTTCTTAAAGACTTGTAATCTTCAATGTCAAAAATATCTGCGAAAACTCCTGCGAATGGAGGTAAATCGTAGTATGAATCAGTATTGATTTTTATACAAACTGATTTAGAAGGGTCAACTTCTTGCCACTTTGGTTTGCTACCTTTTTTGAAAGAATTGTACATTGATTTGAACTCTTTAGGGAACAAATCTAATTGTCTTGGGTTCTTATCAAAATAACTTACGTCAAAATTAAAAGTTAATACACCATCAATAATTCCACTAATTTGGCAGAAGTCATATGGCAACTCCATGATGAAATAAGTATCTTTACTAGATAATTCAAAGCCATAAAATGTGCCAAGCTTCCAAGCAGACACTAAAGCCTTACCAAACTCATGTTTAATGTTGATAAGTTCAACATAATCCACTGCTTTTGTGTAAGAATTTCTTAATGATTTCGCATTAATATTTTTTGATGTATCTAACCCATACGCTTCAAGATAGAAATCTAGAGTAGCCATTTTTGCGAAATAGTTTACTAGTCTTCTATAGTGAGCAGAATTGTCATACAAGTATGAACTCATAGTCTGTAAGTCTTTTGAGTATCTGATAGGGTTAGTTAAAAATCTAGTTACATCATCTCTTGTATAACTTTTGTACCTAACACTCGTATTGGCGTTTAAGTCTTTTACAACTAATTCAGCCAATTTTCCGAAGTCTAAGACTACGCCATCTCTAGTAAATGAGGGATTTTCTGTCATAAAAAATCTCCTTTCTTATTTAAAAAAATTTCTTAACACCTCTACCCATAAAGAACATATCAATATCGCCAATATTTTCCTCTTGTCTAGCTTTATTTTTTTGTTCTTCAAGGTAAATCCAAAACAGTCCATATTTCAAAGCAGAAAATCTATCCTTTTGGATTGATTTAGATACTTGCTTAATATCAACTTCGTTACTACCTTTTTGTCTATACTCAATATTCATAATTTCTTCTTGTAAGAAGTCTGTCATTAAATATGGTCTTAAAAATTCTGGTAGCTTACTTTCGTCTTTAGATTTAAATCTACCTTTTGCTTGTGATTCTGATTCTAGAAACTTAACTGCATTATTACCAACCCAACGCATAAATAGAGAATTGATTGTACTGTCTTTAGTTTCCTTTTGTTGTGATTTAATTGCATAAACCATAGGAACACTATTTGCAGTTTTAAACTTCTTGTATCTATCATCATTAATTACTTCGTAAGGAGGATTTTCATCTATTTCTAATATTAATTGGTCAACTAAACCTTGACCTAAACCATTAGCGTCAACTACCAATACCCTTGCTCTAAAATCATTAACCTTCCTCTTTAAGAAAAGTGCTTGTTCTCTGAAATGGCTTCCTTCAAATGTAAATATATTGACTACATGTTTAGAGTAAGTTCCATCTCCTTTAGGGATAATCTTAATTACCACTAGTGCTGATTGAGCATTTTGAGAACCTTCTGACCTAGCAACATCGTAAGCTAAAACATATTCAACATTATTATCTTTAACTGCCTTTTCTTCTGCGTCTTTAATAACTCTTGACTTTCTGAATGTTTCTAAGTCAATTAAAGAGTTTTCACTTGAACCACTCCATACACTTCCATACTCTCGAAGGAATGAGATAGGGTTGAAGTTTTCACTCTCTTTTAAGTCATTGATATAATCAATAGAAAGTAATTTAAATGCTGTTGGTAATTCATATGAAGAACCTAAAATGTATGCTGATTTTCCAGTTACCATATCTCTTAGATATTCTTTCAGCAAGCCAAAGGCGAAACTTTGTTTAGTACCCGCAGTTGTGACGATTGTTGTAGGTTTATGCATTTCATTTGGGTCTTCTCCACCACATGAAGCTATCCTGTTGTTTGCTAGGATAGGTAATAGTACTGTGTTGAAGTTTTCTTCATCAAATCTCTCATGAATAATTTCCTCTACTGATAAACCATGTCTACGAAGACCCCTTGATGATTCACTGTTTGCTACTACATCAAGTACAGAGCCATTATGGAATATAAGCTTTGTATAATCTTTCTCAAAACGAATAACCCTTACTTCATGTTTAAGTAAAGGTAGGAAATTCCAAATGGATTCTATATTTTGTTGTGAAATCTGTGAAGCCATCTGTTTCTGTGGTGCTGTAATCATCAGTTTAATGTCTGGATACATGATACAACGAAGATATAATGCTAGAATCTGTAAGAATGATTTCGAACTACCCCTTGTTAAAGTAAAGTATGTTTTTCTGTATCTGAATATAATTCTAAGAATCATTCTTTGATAGAAGAATAACTTAAACTTACTGTCATTTGGGTTAATCATATCTATGAATAAGTCTGGATAAGACCTAAACAAAGCTAGATACTGTTTCCAATCATCCATCATACTTTCTAGAGATTTAATTGGTTGTGTACTCATTAGCTTTCACCTAGATTCTTACCATTAGCTTCAGCTAATTCATCATGCACTTCTTTTGGAAGTTCGTCTAATTTACCATGACCTACTAGTTGTCTAACATAGTTTAAATGTGCTAGAATAGCTACATCTACTAAGTCCATTCTTTCTTCAATTGGTTTTGGTGCTACAAATCCCATTTTCTCAACTTCTTCGAATATAGCACTAAACGAACGAATACCAGACTGCTCACTAGAATTCTTTCTATCTATTGGTCTGAAACCAGAAGATTGTAAGATACGCTCATATCTATCATTATAGTTTTTAAACGCTCCATCATTTTCACTCTCTAACGCTCTGTCCATTTTTACTTGTAGTTTACATAGATAAACTAATTGTTTCTTTAGCTGTGGAGTGTTTACATCATGTGTCATACACATATCATTGTAGAACTTCTCCATTTGAAGATACTCTCGATTTGTATAACCAGAGCCAAACTTCATTGCGATATCTTTATTTAGCTTGATAACACCATTATCAGTAGTAATTTCATCAACTTCATCTACATCATCAAATCTATGTCTATAGATATCTGTTTCATTCTCTCCTTCAAAATCACTGTCTGACCAATTGTAGTCTTTGTATTGTTGAAGTGAGTTAATCATTCTGAAGTAATTACCTACAGTATCATTTTCATTTTCTTCTGCTGATTTCCATACTTTAGCTAAAAATGGTTTATCAATTCTTTGTAGTGTAGTTTTAACAGAATCAATATTTGTTTCATCAATCATATCTTTCAAACATTTTTTACATACTGGAACTCTACCATCTCCAAACATTACTGAATTAGATGTGTAGAAATCATTTACTAATTTGTCCTTCGAACAAACATTACACTTCTTTCTTTCTTTTACTGTTGCCATAATATAACCCTCTTTTCTCCTGTGATAATAAGGTAAATGTATAAACTGTAAACTAACAGTTAACAGTTTACAGAAAATAAAAACAAGGAGTAAGATTTTGTCCTACTCCTTGAAACTTTACTTATTACCGTATTTTATTTAGCAGTTGATATTATACAATCTGTAAGCCAACTCTTTTAATATCCATTTCGCCATATTCATCAACAATTATAACACCTTGAGAAGCTGTAGAACCAAACTTACCCTTCTTGCCATAATTGTTCATTCCCATGAGCGACCCAAAATAGGCTTCAAACTGATTTAAACCTACCTCTGTGACGCTGAAATGATGAAGGTGACCCATTGCTACCAGATTGTAAACAACGCCATCTAGGGCAGAATGAGAAGCCAGAATGCGATTCCCTTTTTCGTTGTCACCATGCACAAATTTCATGTGGTTGCCATTAACTGATAATGTAGTAGAATAGTTGATATTGTCTGATTCGACATATTGCAATCTAGGAGTATTCACAACTTCAGTAAACAACTTAACCATGTAATTGATTAAGTAAATTGTTGAATCTCCATCAATATTATCTTCTTTTCTACCATTCATTCTATCATGGTTTCCACTGATACCTCTGTATGTAACATTGAAGTGTTCTGTAAGATTTACTAATAAATCTCTAATTAATTCAAAAGCTTTAACAGTCTGTTCTGATACTGTAAATTCAGATTCAAAAGCTTGATTAACTGCTCTCATTGACACATGTTCAGTCATATCTCCCATACAGATAACATCAATATCTGTAATACTATGGAAGTCTGCCAAATCAATAATGCTTTGAGCAAATCTGCTAACACGCTTTATAGCTATTTCATAATTGTAACTATTACCATTAACATCATTAACTAATGAGCCAATATGCCAATCTGAAAGTAGAATAACCATTCTACCTTTACCAATTGGTAATCTACTTTTATAAACCCACTTAGGAATTTCTAAGTTTAACTCATTTACAAGTGCTAAATAAAATTGTTCTGCTACTACACCATATAAAGTCAAATCACGCTTTAACTTTCCTAGTTTTTGACTTTCAAGTTGAACTTCTCTCTTAGCATATGCCATTTCTCCAACAGCTTCTTTGATTGATTGCAACTTACTGTCTGCTACTAGGTCTGCGTGTTTTTCAGCAGTAGGTAATTCACCAATACTAGCTTGGTGATTCTTAATTAACAATCTGTAATTCTCACTTGCTTCTGAATCGTAGAAACCTTCAGCTTCCATTAGTTTTTTATGCTTGCCCCAATTACATCTATGACTAGCTGATTCCATCTGCAAC